CGATGGGGAGGACGGCAAAGACGCGCTCCAGCTTGAAATCGCTCCTGAAATCAACGCTGAGAAATCGTATCCGCGCGGTACCTACGCCATCCATCTTGGCGGCCTGTGGCGTTCGTATCAGAAAACAACGGGAATGAACGGATGGGAGTGCCTTGTTGATGGTATCAGTGAAATCGATATCTCTCAGTCGGAAGAGCGGAGCTTCACTGTCAGCGCAGTTAAATCCAGCGGCGAAAAGACAGAGAAAACCTTCAGCGTTCCGGTGATGATTTATCGCGACATTTTCAGCGAAGGTGAGAAATATCAGCCTGGTGACAGCGTTACCTGGGGCGGTTCTGTCTGGTATTGCTGCGAAGAGACGGCTGATAAGCCTGGCGAATCAGGCTCAAAAGGCTGGAAGCTGGCCGTCAAACGCGGCCGTGATGCGAGGGTGAAACCATGATCGCGCTGGTAACACTTGATGAGGTCAAGTCCTATCTCCGTATTGATAACGATGCCACGGATGCTGAGCTGCAGGGGGCAATTTATCAGGCAAGTGCAGTGATTTTAGATTACGTGAAGGGTTCCCGCTCACTGATTATTGATGATGATGGCGCGGTAATTGAAGGCGAGGCACTGCAAAGGGTTAAACGGTCTACCCTGATTCTGGTCGGAATTTTTGACAGGGTTAAAAATGGTGAGGAGGAGCAGCGATATGCTCAGGGATATCTTCCCTTTAGCGTCACTGCATTCATATACACCCTCCATGCCCCAACCATTGTTTGAGGATGAGCTTATGACTACGGGTCTTGAAGCTGGCCGATTAACACAGCGAATTACCCTTCAGGTAATAAATCATTCAACGGGACCACTGGGAGAGCCGTTGCCTGGCATTCCTGTTGATATGGCGAAAGTCTGGGCTGCTGCCGAAATGGTGTCGAATCGGAAAATACGCACACTGGACCAGCAGCAGGTTGTGGAAACCTGGCATTTCACCATTCGGTCTGGCGGCCCAGCCGTTACGACCGACTGGAAAGTAAGATGGAAGGAGGCAAATTATACCGTTGTTTCAGTGGATCACAGCCGGACAGATCGGCTGGTTCTAAAAGCCGAAAAAGACGCACGACATGATTGAAAATGCCATTCGCAATTCACTCGTTATCCTTTCTGGCCTGCCGGTTTACCCATTGTTACTGCCCGACCCTGTACAGGAAGGGGTTACTTTCCAGCGGATATCCGATCCAGAGGTGGATGGTGGGTTAGTGCGCACTGGATTGGTAGCGGGGCGGTGTCAGGTTTCAATGTATCGGGTCAATGAATACACGGCACTGCTGGAGCTAGACCGTACAATCTGGAATGCCTGGAAGGATATTCAGCACGGGGTAATAGCCGGTTATCCAGTCCAGTACGTCCAGCGCGGGGGGATTGTTCAGGACTGCACAACATTGACGAACAATAGCGTGCAATATCGACTGGCGAGGGACTATATCGTTTACTTCTTCGGGAGTTCATCATGATAAATATGCAAGTCACTGGGCTGGCAGAGCTTGAGCGCAAGCTTATCGAACTGGGGAAGAAAGCAGGCACAAAGGTATTGCGAGATGCCGGGCGTGCTGCTCTTGCGGTGGTCGAGGAGGACATGAAGCAGAATGCGGGTTATGACAATACCGCTGCAGGCCCTCACATGCGAGACTCCATCAAAATCCGCTCTACAACCCGCGCTCGTGGCAATGCCGTAGTGGTTTTACGCGTTGGCCCGAGCAAACAGCATTATATCAAAGCGCTGGCGCAGGAATTTGGCACGGTTAAGCAAGTGCCTTCACCCTTTATTCGCCCGGCACTGGATTACAACAAGGCGAAAGTCCTTCGCATTCTGGCGGTTGAAATCCGCGATCGCATTTTAAACAACGGGTAGCGTCCGCTGCCATTTATCTGAGAGAGAAAAAACATGGCTGATAACAAAACTTCGCCGGAATACGCGATGCTGCCTGCGGGTACCGTGGTTAAGTATGGTCCATCCGGCGCTGAAGTCTCCGCGATGAAACCGCTGATTAACTGTAAGGCGCTGGGCGCTACCGGGCAGACGGGCAGTTTCGTGGACTGCACCACGCTGATTGATACCAGCAAGCAGTTTATTTCCGATCTGCCTGAAGGCCCTGAAAAGTCGCTGGGCTTCATTGACGATCCGTCAAACGAAAATTTTGCTGCCTTCCTGAACGCGGCTCAAAACCGTGAAACGGTTCAGTTCTACGTTGAGCTGCCGAACGGTCGCACCGCGAATATGATTCTGGCGCTTTCTGGCTGGCAGATGAATGAAATCACCGCGCCAGCGAGCGAAGTTATTCAGATCACCGTCCAGGGCAAACAGAACAATATTGTCTGGGGTACCGAAGCAACATCGTAATCACCAGTGCCACGCATAACTGCCGCTTTCGGGCGGCGAATTAACCCCACATGGAAAATAAAAAATGACCGAAAATAATGATTACGATATTTCGTCACTGAAATCAGCGCTGCTGAAATCAGGTAATACCGCCACCGAGACGACTCTATTCGGGGCTAAGGTTTTTCTGCGCAGGAAGTCTGCCGGGGAGCTTATCGACTATGAGGAGGCGCTTGATAAGGCCTATGTCGAAGGTGACGTGCGTAAATCCTCAGAACTCAGCGTTCAGTTGATTATTGACTGCCTGGCAAATCCTGACGGTAGCGCGATTTCCCCTGAATACCTTCCCACTGCTGCAGAGCTGATTAACGCGCACGATAATCCCGCGCTCCTTGAAGCCATTGAGAAGGTGAAGAAGCACGCGATCGGCAAACTGGAAGATGCGGAAAAAAACTAAGCAGCTCGCCCTGGCTTGAGCTGATTTTCTGGCTGGCCGATCGCTGGGGCGAGCCTGACCCCGCAAAAATTGCCGCCTTGCCCGTCGATACGCTAAATCACTGGAAGGCATTCTTCATCAGGCAGGGTGTGCTGGCACGCGCCGAAACTCAGCCTGAAGACACATCCCATAAGGCAAAACCATCCCCACCTGAACCCACGCGGACCGCTGACCGGAGTGTTAACGAGCAGTGTAACGCGGTAATGAGAGCGCTAATGTAATGGCTGATGTTGCTTCGCTTGCGGTCGGGCTGCACCTTAACGCGGCCAATTTCAAATCTCAGTTAATTGGCGCATACGGCGATGCTGACAAGCAATCCCGGCAGTTCAACCGCAAGGCGCAGGATGATGCCAAAAAAACTGAGGATGCTTACAAACGGATCAGTTCTTCAGTGACGGGCCTTGCCGGGCGGCTGGCAGGTCTGGCAGGTGTTGGTCTGTCGCTCGGCACAATCATCCAGACTTCCCGGCAGTATGGTCAGGCTCTGTCTGACCTCTCCGCGATCACCGGTGCGACCGCGACCCAGCTTAAGGCGCTGGATGAAGCCGCACAGCAGATGGGGCGTACTACTGAGTACAGCGCCAGCCAGGCGGTTGAAGCTCTGAAGCTGATGGCCTCTGCCAAGCCTGAACTGCTGGAAACAGCTGACGGTCTCACCCGGGCGACTAACAGCGCTCTGGTGCTGGCTCAGGCTGCTGGCAGCACCTTACCCGATGCAACCAAAACGCTGGCGCTTTCACTGAATCAGTTTGGGGCCGGTGCGAATCAGGCCGATCGCTATATCAACGTTCTGGCCGCTGGCGCGAAGTATGGCGCATCGGAAATTAACGATACTGCGGCCGCCATCAAAAATGGCGGCGTGGCAGCTGCGCAGGCAGGTATCGGATTTGAAACGCTCAATGCTGCGATTCAGGTCCTGGCATCGCGTGAAATCAAAGGAGGTGAGGCAGGCACAGCTTTGCGCAACGTCATCCTCAATCTTGAAAAGGGCACGGATAAATCGCTTAAGCCATCAGTGGTCGGTTTAAGTCAGGCGCTTGGCAACCTCGCAGGTAAGAACCTGTCCACGGCGCAGGCCGTGAAGCTTTTCGGCGTGGAAAATCTTAATGCCGCATCTATCCTGGTGGATAACCGCAGCAAGCTGGACGAACTGACCAAGTCGCTGACGGGAACTCAGACAGCGCATGAGCAGGCCGCCATTCGCGTGAACAACCTCAACGGCGATTTGATGGGCCTTACCAGCGCCTTCGAAGGATTGATCATCAAAGTGGGGCAGTCTGGCACCGGGCCATTGCGCAGCGGCGTTCAGGGCATTACGGACGCCATTAACGGGCTGACGGATAATTTCAATACCGTTGCATCTGTCGCGCTGTACACGCTTATCCCTGTGCTGTCTACGAAACTGACCGCCGGGCTTCGCGGCAACATTTCTGCCTGGGTGGATAATCAGAAAGCAGTAAGAAATGCAGCGCTGCAGCAGGCCGATATCGCCAAGAAAACGATTGAAGCTGCGCAGGCTACGCGGTTACAGGCTCAGGAAGAGGCCCGTTACTACGCCACGCGTTCTGCGGCTAATAAGGCAGCAGGTCTCAACGTCAGTTATCAGCAGGAGCAGGTTGCTCTGAGCCGTCAGATTCGCGAATCCCGAATTGCTGAGGCTACCGCTACTGCCAGCCTGGCCGCTGCTAACACGCGGCTTTCAGTAGCATCCCGTGCGGCATCAGTAGGCATAGGGCTCGCGCGCGGCGCGTTGTCTTTGATTGGTGGCCCGGTCGGTGCGGCAATGCTGGCGGGTTCTGCGCTGCTCTACTTCCATCAGCAGGCGAAGGATGCGCGTCAGTCCGCTATTAACCTGAAAGATGCCGTGATCGAAACCACCGCCGCACTGATGCAGCTTTCCGATAAACAGCTTTCGGTCAAGCAGCTCGACCTTCAGGACCAGTACGAGAACCAGGTTACTCAGCGTAACCAGTTGATGAAGGAAATTCAGGACGCTAACAGCCGCATCGGTGACCTGAAAGGATTTGACCCATTCGGCCAGCTGTCTGGCGTTCAGAAAGATAAAACCCGCGCCGAAGCCGATCTGGAATCAGTCAATAAAGGGCTGCTCACTACCAAAGACAATATGGAAAATGTCGGTAAGGCGCGCTTCCTCGTTCAGACCGGTATTGCTGATTCTGCGAAAAACCTGCAAAACGACGTTAAGGCGCTGACGGACGCCACTGCTGGGGCAGGTAAGGGAGAAAAGTCACCCTGGTCGGGCGAAGACCCCGGCAAAACTGATAAGAAAGGCGCTCAGGCGCTGAAGCAATATGAATCGCTGCGCCGTGAAATTGAGGAAGCCAACGCAACCAGCCTGCAAAGAATTAACCTTCAGGAGAAAAATTCACGGGACAAGTTGATTAAAGAGGCGAAAGCGTCAGGCACCAGTCAGGGTGATTTGCAGAAAACATTACTGCTTAACGCTGAAAACTACCAGCGTCAAAGGCTGGAGCTGGCAGGCAAGTATGCCCCTGAAAAGGATGTCATCCGGCAGGCCAGACAAACCAGCCAGGAGCTGAAAGGCCTGTACGATGCCCGCCTGCTGACCGAGAAAGAGTATCTGACAGCCAGGATCACGCTATCCCAGAACAGCACCAAAGAACTCCTTCAGGCGCAGGCAGACGCACAGGCAGCCCCAAGGATGAACATCGCTGGCGAAGTAGACCCGGTTGCCAGATTGCAGAATCAGCTGGTACAGCAGCAGAGCCTGTATGACGCTTATTACACTGCTGGAAGCCTCAGCAAGGAACGATATGAAGCCCTGATGCAGCAATCATCCCAAGAATCCGCTGATGCCCAGTATCAGGCGGCGCTTAATCTCTACAGCGGACAAAGCAGGCTGCATAAGGGATACATCAGCCTGATTGATTCAGTACGCGAGCGCACCACCAACGCCCTGACCGGGCTGCTAACTGGAACGCAGTCATTTAAGGAAAGCATGGCAAACATGTTCTCTTCGCTGGCTCAAAGCATCATTTCAAGCCTGGTGGATATGGCCGCTCAGGCCATTCTGACCAAAACGATTTTGTCAGCGTTCATGGGATTTGGTGGTGGCGCGATTGGTGGCGCTGGCGCATCTGCATCAGCGGGAAGTACTGGCGCAATGGGGTTAAGCACCAGTTATACGGGATATGACGAGGGTGGATATACTGGAGACGGTGGGAAGTATGAGCCCAAAGGCGTGGTGCATGGCGGTGAGTTTGTTTTCACCAAAGAGGCGACCCAGCGTATCGGCGTCAAAAACCTTTACGGCATGATGCGGGGTTACGCTGATGGCGGGCTTGTCTATCCGGCATCATCATCTGGCAGCGCTTCGGCATCTGCCCAGGGTAATCCGACTTACATTCAGGTTGATGCGCCCGTAACGATTATGCAAAGCGCCGATGCTGCTGGCGATACGGGGTACAAGGGTACTGCCAACGTTGCCACACAGATTAAATCGATGGTTCAGACAACGATCACAGAACGTTTGAGCAAGGAGTTTTCACCGGGCGGCCTGTTATATGGCAGAAGGGGATAAGGGCAATGGCGACAGATACTTTTGAATGGCCGGTAAGGATCAGCGGCAGTGAGCAAATCACCGTTTCAGCACTTATGGCGCAGTTTGGAGATGGTTACAGGCAGGTTGCTGAGAACGGCATTAACTCGGCTTCAGAGACCTGGAACCTATCAGTAAACGGCCAGCGTGATGAAATGGCAGCTGTTCGCACCTTCCTGAAAAATCACGTCATCCGCTCGTTCTGGTGGGTAAACCCGTGGGGTGAAAAAAAGCTCTACAGGGTGAAAACGGACTCGATAAACCCAAAGTTTATAAACAAAGGTTTTGTGGAAATCACGTTCACGTTTGAACAGGCATTTGCACCCTGAAAATGGTGTGTTAAATTAATTGCTGTGGAATTCTGGAAGGATACATGTGCCTCTCCTTAGCAGGAAGAGTGAAAGAAAGCGGAGGGTAGCTCCCTTCCCGGCATGTAATCACCAGGTTCCACAACTAACAAAAAGGGTCTGCATTGCGCAGGCCTTTTTTTATGGGTGAAATATGC